TACCATTCGGTGATGATCCGGTGGACCTTGGCGGTATGCCGTCATTCTCACCAGCACAATTCCTGTCCACATTTAAGGAACTGCCAATACCAATTGTAGACTCGCTGCTGTATGAGAAAGATATACTGGGCATTGCCGGGTCTACTAATGTAGGTAAATCAGTGTTCTCGTTACAGCTCTCAACTTGTATCGCGATGGGAGTTCCGTTTATGACATTCAATATACCCAAGCCTAAACGTGTGATGCATGTGCAGTTTGAACTGAAAGATGAAGGATTTGCAAGGCTGATCAAGGTGACGAGTCAAACGCTCCTGGAGCAGTGTCCGGTGGAAGCGCACCGGTTCGAAGAGAACTGTGTGTTTTTGTCTTCCGGGCAGCGGGACCTATTCACTGATAAGTATGAAGCTATAGAAGCTAATCTGCGACATACTGATGTGGATGTACTGGTGATTGATAACCTCAATACCAGTGTGGGAGTGGATGTATCGAAAAATGAGATGGCAATGGAAGTGTTACGGAAACTAATAAACCTGAAGCAGAAATATAATCTTAGTATTATTATGGTATCTCATCACAAAAAGATAGATGTGCCGGCTCCGATCGATATTTCACAGATGCTGGGTGGAAGTGCATATACCAATAGTCTGGACTTTATCTGCCAGCTTAGTAATACTAAAAGAGCCGAAGGTATCAAGGTGATGAAAATCACCAAGGTCCGGGCGCATAGCAAGTTTCATAATGTACCACTGGCATTGAAGCTGCATAACTACCATGATGAGTCTGAGAAACAGAAACTATACTTTGATTACTTAAGACCACTGCCAAAGAATGAGATCTTCTGGCTCACAGATCCAAAAGAATCGAATGAAGAGAAAGTATTGAAAGCCATTGCAAGCGGAGGAGCGAACTTTAGCTGGGAGCAATTCGGTACTGCATTGGAGCAAACTATGAGACTTACAAGTACAAAAACTGTGTACAACTGGCTGGATAAAATGATCACTCAAGGACTGATTGAGAAGCTGGAACGAGGTCATTATCGCAAATTAACTACAGAAATCGATGATTTACTGGATTAGGGTGGCGCACCTGAGAAGTAAAATAAGTAAAATAAGTAAAATAAGTCCAAATAGTTATTTTACCCAACTAGCAAAAGTAAAATAAGTTTATAGAGAGGTATTTTACTTATTTTACCTTTTTTACTCTTATTTATTCCCAATGATTATAGCTAATAAATGCACTTTATCTCATCATAGTGATAAATCTTGCGAATTTGCCAGATTAATCAATGATGAAACTCATTGTATGCTAGTTTTGGAATGGTGGCCAGAAGATACGAGAGTTGAAAATTTGAAACGATGTATGGTCAAACTGAGATCCAGAGAGCGCCTGGCGTTTCGGAATGCAATGATAAAAAAAAAATTTTGTCGCTGAATAATATAATAATAGAATAAAATCCATCCTTGGGCTTAGTTTATTTGAGATTTTGGAGCAAGTGGAGCAAGTGGAGCAAGTGGAGCAAGGTGGAGCTAGTGGAGCAAGGTGGAGATCTTGGAGCAAGTGGAGCAAGGTGGAGCAAGGTTGAGAGCAAAAAAAAACCCGCTTTGCAGCGGGCTTTTTTGGTTTAGTGGAGTTTAGTTAATCTTGAAATGAGTACAGGAAATTTTCCTTATAACTACAATCAAGCGCCATTTCTTGGAGTGTTTGAATATCTATATTCTCATATTCCCATTTCCCAAGGCCGACTATATGAGCTGTCAGGTCTTCCCAACCATCGTCAGAGACTTCAATGCCTCCGCAATTGTCATTATTTAACCATGAATTATGAAATTTATCTTTAAGCTCGCTCTGTTTAGCATAGGCAAAACTTGAAAGTAAATTTCTGTATGGTTTATCTTTTAGAAAAGATTTAATGCGCTCGTGGTCATAATCTTCGCCCCATTCTAAAGACTCGATTAAATCCCAATTTCTATCTTGGTTGGGGATTCCATGAATTGCGAGATATTTTTGCATTAATTTTAAGGCCTCGAATCTATCCGAGCGAGGCGGGACACCGTCACCGTTTAAATTTTGCCTTAAACAGATGATGATATTTTTCCCAAGTTTGGCGAGTTCTCGCCACTGCTTATCTGTTATTTCATTCATTTTTTAACTCCGTTAATTAAACCATCTTTTATTTTCTTTTCTACGGTTTTTCTTACTTCCTTAGTTCCACCAATTATTTCTACATGATCAGCAAACCAATTATCCAAGTTATTCTTTTTTTCTATTTTGTACGGTTTGTGAAATTCCAATTCATATTCAGTATTTAAGACTAGCCGCCATTCTGTTCTCGCTTCGTATTTATGCGAAAAGATCCCGGCCTCGTATAGATTCTGGACTGCTCTCATATATTCCATTAAATCATCTTTTATATGCTGCAATTTCTTTTCTGGATCATGGTAAGATTCCAGGCCGGAAATGTGCCAAATTTCTTGTTTTATTAAAAATTCCTTCACTACTGGAAAATATTTATCATTAAATGGAATTACCGTATTGTTGTCACTCATTCCATTACTTGCAAGATCTCCGGTTGTAGACACCAGGCAATATTTATTCATTTCATTCCTCACTATTGATTAAGACAGCGCCAAATTTAGCGCTGTTTCAGCCATTTAGGCCTCATCAGTTAATCTAGTTATGAATATCTAAAAAACAATTCCAGCGCATAGAGTGCTATAAAAGCCCATGCGGCCATGATTGCAGCTATTCTTTCTTTTTTGTTCATTGTTTCACCTGTAGTTAAGAATGTAAAAAGGTAGCATATCTTTATCTACCCACTTACGTTCGATTAATGGTTTTTTATCTTCGAAGAGCCATTGACGTTCTATACACGTTTGAAAAATGTTAGTGAGTTTAAAATTTATTTTCCATAGTGTTTTTTTCATTGTTCAATCATCCAGTAGAATTACAATTATGATTCCGGCAATTAAGTAAATTATAAACTCAATCATTAATGCGCCGGAATTACTATTTTAACATTGTTAAACGTGTCATTATTCCCACATGCGTGACCCTGCTTCGTACACTCGCCACACTTACCAGGACAGATAAAGACTTTTTCATTAAATTGAGACCTTATCTCTTGCGCTTGGGCTTTATCCAGTGCGCCTTCTCTCCATGCTTTGAGCGTGTTTTTTTGCACTGGAACTGCTACGAATTCACCTCGAAAAAATGACAATTGGCCCACCTCCGCCGCCGTTTGTGTATCTTGGTACACACTCCCGGCGCTCCCGTTTAAAGTGTAATTTGATGGAAATTTGTAGCCGGTTTTATTTAGTTCATTAAACAAATGAAGGCTTTTAGAATATCCGTAAACTTCCAATTGTGGCCGGGCTTTTATTACATCTAACCAAAATTTTAAGATCTCCAGGCTTGGGAAATCGCCGTCGACGTAAAGCCTCAAAGTTATTTTCTCCATGTTTTTAAACTTAGGTTTGGCAAGCTGTTTGTCTAAATGCTGTAAAATTACAGCTCTTCCAAAGTGGCCGCTTTCTAGAATGGTGTTTTGTAATTGTCTTGCGAATGCGCTTGGATATCTCCACGCCTTTGGTGAGTAACAGAAACCAGTACCATCTAGCCAGCACACACCAGCGCCGGGACAATTGACACCGGGCAAGGTACTCCATGAAAGAAAAGGTAATTTACTATTACCAATTGCCCACGGTTTAAACGGTGTAAAATCTGACTCTATCGGTGCATTAACCCACCTTTTTAGCTTATCGGCTGCAATGTACCAACCAAGTTTATTTAGTTTGCTAGACTGTTTTAATAGCTTATTTAGGCCGGCGTTTATTGCTTTGGAAGTGTATCCGTTAACCTTAATTGAATTGATTAAGCCCACCAGGAATGATCTATTGATTTTCTTCATTGGTAACCTCCCAAAGTTCAAAAGCCTTTTGTATTGCTTTGAGTTCAGCTTTTTTAGCGCTGCGCTTATTACTTCTCAATATGATGCTATAAGCATCACAAAAGCGCCAAAGGCTGCTATTCATATCTATATCTATACTAAAAGCCTTTTTAATAGCTTTTAATGCGGTGTATTCGTACTGCTCACCGTATCCATATTGATACGCAAGCGGCAATGTTATTTGATTATCTGCGCCGTAATTAATGATTACTTTACCGGCGAAGTATGAATTTCCGTTAACTTTGTCAAACCATTCCAGCGCACTCACGTCAATGGTTTGTATACTGTTTATTGTGTTCACTGAATACCTCACTATTTAGTTGCTCAAATTTAGCGAAGTGTTGCCATAAATGAAAGAACTTTGGCAACACTTGGATCAATAGAAAAACGCCGTTAAAATGGATTCAAAATAGAGGCCGGCGGATTCTTTTGCCTGCTCTCAGTTTATCCCAGTTTATCCCGGGCTGTTCTTCTCTCGACGGCGGCACGATGGTTGCTTTATCCATTCCAGGACAATTTTCCCCGGGTACACCAAGGCAGCCGGCCCCGGCTCCCACTTACCGTCTCATAGATTTTTTTTACCCATTTTTGGCAACACTTATAATGTGTAACTTTATGTCGCTTTTATGGAAGAAAGTCAATGGCATACAATCACGGATGCGGATGCTGAACGACTTCTCGATGCGATGGATCAAGCCGATGAGTATGTACAAAAGATGCTCATCTTCCGATCCGGTTTGATCCCGTCACACCTCCGCTGGCTCCAGTTATCCGCACATCAGTTTTACGACTTGCTCAGTCCGCGAGAACTGCAAGTCTTCAAACTCCGCTGCCTAGATCACACCTTTCCAGAGATAGCAGAAGTCGTAGGCGTAACAGATAGTAGCTGCAAGGAATACTGGCGGCGCACTCTAATCAAGATTCGTGATGTAATCGATTCGGGTATAGGTGATGAGTAAAAGAATCGACAAAATCGACCCGGAACAAGTCAAGATGCTCGCATCATTCGGCTGTACCTACGTTGAAATAGGCAAGTATTTCGAGTGTGACGAATCCACCATCCGCAAGCGTTTCAAAGCGAAGGTGGAATCTGGCAAGGAGGAAATGAAGTTCAGTTTGCGTAGAGCAATGTGGACCAGCGCAATGGAAAATAACTCCATCGCAATGCAGATCTTCATGGCCAAGAACTACTTAGGTATGTCTGATAAGACAGCGATCGACATGACAGGAAATCTTGAAACAGTGTTAAAAGAATGCGGCTTTGAGGATAACCCGGTTGATACAGCAAATAATGAACAAGCAGAAGCTCTGGAAGCACTTGGGATACAACCCGACTCCACAGCAACTGCAATATCATAATTCAAAAGCTAGATTTCGTGTAGTTCTCATGGGGCGCAGATCCGGGAAGTCCTTTTCGGCTGCTCACGAGGTACTGCCTTGGCTCCTCACTCCCAACACTCGTGGTTGGATAGTGGGTCCCAACTACAACTTAGCGAATAAGATTGCCAGAGAGGTGAAGCGGGTAGTGATGACTCAACTCAAGTTGCCCATTGCATCCAAGAAGGAAGTATCCGGTGATTTGTATTACATGAAACTGGCCGGACTCAATAGTGAGTTATCTGTGAAGTCAGCGGAGAACCAGGACAGTTTGATTGGTGAAGGAATTGATTACCTAATCATTGATGAGGCCAGTTTGATCCCACGAAGAACTTTCGAGATGTATCTCCGGCCTACACTTGCAGACAGGCAAGGCTGGGCATTATTCACCAGTA